TTAATTTTAGTGTTTTTCAAAGATGTCGTAGAAATAATTTAAACCATTGTCGTATATCGGAAGATGTATTGACCTTGGTTGTTAGAAGTGTTTCACAAAGAATTGGTCTATTCACAATTGACTTAGGTGTCAAGCGTGAGTTTTGGCGATGGTGGCGTAAGGAACGTGTTTCTGATGTTATCATTGCTGACTCTCGTGTAGTTATGGATATGATTGATGAGGTGGATTGTTGTGATCCTGTTACACCCGTGAGACGGCGTAACCATGATGTGGCTATTGCTGTTGAAGCGGCGGCTGATGCTAAGTTAGCTCTCCCATTGATGAGAGAGCGCACACAAGCAAATGAAGCTGTTGCCCACCATTTCATAAGGACCTATTTACGTGCCCGTGATGTTCGGATTACCCATATGGCTAGGATTCTTCCTATAGCTGTAGCTTTGGTTTTTATACCAAATGAATCTGAAATTTTCGCGAGGAAGTTGATGGCAACACCTCTCTTTGTGGAACGAGTTGAAGAACAAAGTCGAGAATATTATTCTCGCGAAGCCCCATGGCTTGGAAATTGGTTTGGTCGTAAGGTCAAACCAAAACCCATACCTAGGGCTTGAGGAGGCCCACTGTTGTTACCGGGTAGATTCTGTGTTAAGTCACATGCCCCTGATCTACCCAATCTTACGGTAACTAAAACAATGGGTCGTCCGAATAAACTTCGTAAGACTTTTTCAATTGCGGGTTTCTCGCCCAAAATTGAGTATGAAGTTTATCAAAACAACCTCGACGCTGTCGAAAGGGCTCTCAAGGAACGAGTTTTCTATGTTTCATATAATGGAAAATTCGAACCAGCCCCTAGACCGGACCTTGTCCACTTCACCACTTCCCTTGGTGGAGTTTATGCGTATTTCGAAAAAGTTGTCTTTCAAGCCTCCATGTTGACACCTCAGCAATTTGTTGAAACATACCGTGGACGTAAGAAAACAATATATCAGAATGCAGTTAATTCCTTGTTACGCAAACCAGTAGCTAGGAAGGACTCTTACTTGTCTTCGTTCGCGAAGTGTGAGAAATATAATTTCACAAGTAAAGTAGATCCGGTACCGCGTATTATTCAGCCGCGTAATCCGCGGTACAACGTCGAGGTTGGCAGGTACATAAAGCCTGTCGAGAAGAAAATTTATCACTCACTTGATAACATGTTTGAATCCCCTACTATCTTTAAGGGCTATAATGCAAGTCAGCGTGGTGTGTTGATGGCCCAAAAGTGGAATAGGTTTAATAAACCTGTCGCTATTGGCCTCGATGCTAAACGTTTTGATCAACATTGCTCTAAAGTTGCATTGGAGTGGGAACATTCTATCTACAAACTATTCTATCGTCACGACAAATTCTTTAGCATGCTTCTAAACTGGCAAACTCACAATCGTGGGTTTTGCCGGTTGGATGAGGGAACTATTGAATATACTGTTGACGGAAATCGAGCGTCTGGAGATATGAACACATCGTTGGGTAATTGTTTGCTAATGGCATCCATGGTATACGCTTATAAGGAGCATATCAAGGTTGACATTGAGTTGGCAAATGATGGCGATGATTGTGTAGTTATTTTAGAGAGTTGCAACTTAGAGAAATTTATTAAAGGAGTTGATTCCTATTTTTTAGCTTTAGGCTTTAAGATGGAGGTTGAAGAACCAGTGTATTTTTTGGAACACATTGAGTTCTGTCAAGCCCACCCGGTATTTGATGGCGATGCATATGTAATGGTGCGCAATCCTCATACAGCACTAGCTAAGGATTGTGTTGCTATTAAGCCGCTTGATAACCCGAAGATCTTTAAGATGTGGTGTTCCGCTGTTGGCAACGGTGGGCTTTCTTTAACTGGAGGCATTCCTATTTGGCAAAGCTTTTATCAGAAATTATTTTTTACTGCTGATGGAGCTAAACCACTTCAGGATAACACTATGGAAACTGGATTTTTTCGTCTAGCTCAAGGTATGAGTAGACAAGTTTCCATTCCTAGTCCACAAGCCCGTTTCAGTTTCTTTCTTGCATTTGGCATCACACCTGATGTTCAAATAGCTATTGAAGAGTATTATGACAATATGTCACTCCACTTTGGTGATGACAGCTTGAAACAGCGCTATGTGGTTCTTCCCTTAGGTCCTTTGGTGGGTCATTGATGGCTGATCTTCTTGATCACTCCGAGATAAGTATAAAATATCCCTTGCGGGTCTGGCCGGTGTCTACCGGTCATTGGGTTCATTGTTGTTATAGACCAAAACTATTATTTTAGTGCTAAACAGAATGCCAAGAGACTACACGGATCTCCTAACGTATATAGCCGTCCATAATTTGTACAATTTATTATGTTAG